CGCGCTTGCCTTCGTTAAAGCCTTTAGCCCATCCGACTAAATACCACAAAGCATTAGCTAGTAAAAGCAAGATAATCATTGGCATCTCGAAACTCATTGTATTTCCTATCTGTGCCAATGCCCTTGATTGGCTACAGACTTAGTGTGACAGAACTGTCAGACGAATCAAGTACATTTAGATAACGAAACGATAACGATTATCTAGGTCTGCCGTAAGACTTTCCAGACACGATGAATGTGCCATCCTTCTCAATGTTAATAAGATCTACCTGCACCTTGGCTTTGTTTACATAGATGATGGCGAAAGCCTGTTGCCAGTTAGCAACGCCCTTGGTGTAAGCAGCTTGCTTAAAGTCCATAAGATTGCCTACCTCGACACCATGCAGAACGCGCCCTATGCGCCCTCCAGAAGCCTCTGAGAAGGCACTACGCCCTGCTCTGTGGGTATGACCTGAGATGACATTCTTACCATGCCTACGGGCTGCTTCAAGGGCTGATAAGCCCCCCTGTGGCTTAATTGGTGTGTGGTCTCCATGGACTGCAATCCAGTTAGGCGCAATAGGCATAGGATTCTTATGAAACGTAATACCTAACTCATCAAACTTCATAAACTTCTCGAAGCGCAGCTCTGGTAATGCCCCGAAAGCAGGGACTTTAGCCATGATGATGTTATACAGGCGATCTGTATGATTGCTACGGATGCAGTCTGTAACGCCTAAGTCCCAGAGAAGCTGCACAGCCTCGTTACGATCATCATCTAAGGTTTGGGCATAACTGCCCATGCGACCTTCTTCCCACTTGCTAATCTGTGGAAGGTCGATTTCATCGCCAATGGTCACGACTTGATCTGGCTTAAACTTAGAGATAAAGCTTGCAAGGTTACGGGTTGCAACCCTGTCATGGTAAGGGACTTGTAAGTCCGAGACTACGACTATTCGCTTAATCGTCATCCTCATCTTCATAATTGCCGAACTTCTCTGGCTCGACAGGATCAGGCAAGATCCAATGTGGATAAGCTTGAGGTTCTGTAATCATAAACATCGCTACATCTTCTGCGAAACCTGCACGCTTAAGAGAACAGAAGTATTCATAAAGCCCAATGCAATAAGCATCTAGCTTTGAGTAGCCTTGTTCCTCAAGTGCCTTAGTTGCTTTTCTTGCCATGAGTGGAGTCGCTTAATCTCTGTTAGTAAATGAGTAATGACAAAGCCTGACAAGCCACCTAGCGTCACTAGCGTAGCAATGTAGAGCTGAAAGAAATCTGTTTGTGTCACTTTTTAGGACTCGCATATCCGAATACACCTGATAGCACAGCCCACAAGATTGCGCGGTAATCTGCCTCAAAGTTTGATGATGCCCATGCTGCTAAAAATGCTCCAGCTGCAAGATAAACAGGGTTCTTCATGTTCTTCATTATTCTCCACCTAACATAGATACTTGAAAAAAAGCACCATCATTGTCAGCCGTTTTCTTAAACGAGACATGCATGTGCTTAATGTGTTTGTTAGCCCCTGTGTACTTGCGCCACTTCCAGTTAAGGATACTGGAGCAAATTCGTCCATCGAAAATGATGTAACTAATACGCTTGTCTGCTTTTGACTTTGATAAGGCACGAAGCTGATCTGCAAGATCGCCCATGATGTCTGGCTTGCTTGACTTGAACAGGTCACGATCGACATCAATGGCACGAACCCAGCCTTGCTCATCTGGATTATGATCAGACTTGCGAGCAGCGTGTCTGGTATCACCAATCCAGCCATCCGATAGCCGGTCACGATCTGGGAATGAGTCATCAACCTGTTCCCTTAGTTGGATCGCAGCTTTACTTAACTTAGGCTTCATCCGCTAAACTCGGTGTGGATTGTTCCGCTTGCATAGCGTCATAGGTGCTTTTTAGCATTGAGGTAAAAGACCCATCTGCGTGTTCAATTAAAGCGTGTTTTACTTCGTTTCGGTCTGTTAAATAAGTGATTTTTTCCATTTTTATAACTCCGCACTAAAGCCGATGAAACTTGGAACAGTATTTCCAAGAATTACATATGGTCTGTATTGGGTCAAACTTGAGGCTGTAACATCTAAGGCAGCAACATTGGGCGAAGCTGCACTTAAAGTTATAGCCGTGATAGTTGCAGTATTTGTAGCATCAAAACTTCTTAATGAAGCAAAATCAACAGCCGTTGGTGTTACGCGCATTGTTGTTTTTAATGGAACAAAGGCCGCTATACCTGTTGCGCTATATGCAATTCCTGTGATGTTTGTATACGCGTTAGTGCTGTCATTTTGTATGCGGTAGTAATAACGCTGGCAAGCGGCTAATTCTCCTTGGATTGTTCCTGTTGCAGTTTGGAATGGTGTTGCATAGCTGCCGTACTCAACCTGCACGCCCCAGATGTCAAAAGTATTTGATTGAATACCAATACTAGAAGCGCGGGTATTTAAGTCTGTACCTGCGCTAACAAATAAACCAAGACTAAGAAATCCATCATTAGTAGTGCCAATAGTTTTTCCAGAAATAGATGGAATAGCAACAGTTAGGCTATACCTTGCCCATGATGTAGAAATTGTCACCGCGCTTGCTGGAGTAGATGTAGTAGCGGAAGGACTTCCACCAGAACCAAAGTTTTGTCTCATTTCAGCAGAAATCTTAGGAGTGCCAGTAGCAGCTTTAGCATAAAATGAAAGAGTTATTGTCTGACCTGCAAAAGTTCTTACAGATTCCATTCTTTGCTGTAAACTACTATCAGCCGTGGCGAGAGTTTGTCCTGTGCTGACTAATCTTGCAAAAGTAGAACCTTCGTATCCCGCGACTGGCGCTGCGCCTGGAGTAAAAGTTTGTGTAGAATAAGTTGTAGTGCCATCAACTGCACTAAGAAGCCAACGATCAAAGCCAAAACTTCCAGTTGTTGTCGTACTTGTAAAGTTTCTTTGGTTAATTCTAAAGTCACCATTAATAATCTTATTCTTGCCAGCTTGACCAAAGCCTACATTCCAGACAGATGTGTCAATCGCATCGCCCAGTGCGCGAATATCCTGTGCGCCATTTTTTACAAGGCTAGAGTTATCTGGCTCAGCCCAGCCATAGTTCGGTGATAGTGCCATTAGGTTAGTGCTCCGATCGCGTTAGTCCAGTCAAGTGTACCATTTACGCCTGTCCAGATTAGAGAGGCTGGCAATACTGTTTCCCATTGTGTGGTAGAAAGTGAGAAGTCTGTAGCTGAAACAAAAAGGGTAAGGTCGACAGATGAGGGAGTAGCCCTTACAGCGATGTTCTCCACGAAGCCATCAAACTGACCGCCAAGAAGATTGCTAGGCAGGTTAGTAATTAGCACAGGCTGACCAAAAAAGATGTTAATCAATCGATCAAGGTCTGCGCTAGGTAGGTCTGGATTATCTAGGCGGAAGGTAATGGCTTCAAGTGAGCCTCTAGGATTCTTCCGCAGATTAAGCTCTCTAGAGCCGATGTTAGTAATGTCAGTCAGAGTCTTGATGTTCGACTCAAATGAACGTTCGTAAAGCCCGTACGTGGCAATAGAATCGGTGTCAGAGGTACTGTAGGTCGAGGCGTATCCTGTGCCGTATTTATAGATCAAACTGTTGCGAATGCGATTAGTAGTCGTAATGGAGCGGATAGTGCTAGGGCTTGAATAAGAGCCGTTGATGTTAGTAAAGCCATTAGCTGCAAGATATGTGCTGCGATGGTCTGCATCATCATAAGAAACTAAGCCATTCTTTTCTTCATGCATTTGACCAAGCGCGCTGTTAGCAATCTGATCTGTCAAAGTATTAGATCGGGCTGTAGCCGATGCTGCAAGGTTAATCATGGTATAGAAGCCCGGGTCAATAGTGCCGATGTAGGACTCTGCATCTTCCCATGTGACAGTTGCTGGGTATGTGTCCCATGTGAGGGTAGGCGTGACCTCAGCCCATGTCAGGTTAAGGACATTATCTACAATGGCTGCGATCTGTGCGCCATCTAGTGCTTCTGCAAGGGCTGTGTTATAGACAGACTTAGTAAGTTTGGCAAGGAAGCCAACGCCTAAGATTCTGCCGTAAGTGACAAAGCCTGATTCCTCAGGGCTACGGACTCCGATTGTGAAGTCTGAAACTTCACCGCCGTACATAGTGACATAGTTTCCAGCACTATCTTTAAGCTCTAAGGTCAATGCATCTGTGACATCGATGGTAAAGGGTGAGCCATCTGTGTTAATGATGTCTACTTGACAGTAACCTGCTGTGCATTGCTTATCAATGTCTACTCGACCAGCTGAGAAGGATACAGCCGTTACAGTGGTATAGACATCATCGCCAACAGTCACACGCCATTCGGGTAGCCAAGTCATTAATCGAACCCTAGAACATCCACAGTACCGCGGTTGCTTGCACTTCTAATAATTTCGACAACCTTCTCAGCTACAGCATTTGGATCTGTGAAAGGATCGCCTGTAATAGTGACTGCGATTGGAGTGTTAGCTGCCGCCGCTGTCGCTGCCGCCGCTGCTTTTGCATTCGCTTCTTGTAATGCTTTAAGTGCTGCATCAAGTGCTGCCTGTGCATTTGCTGCGGCTATAGCTGCATTGCGTTGAGCGTAAGCATTTGCTTCTTCTGTAAGGGCTTTAGTTGCTGCTGCTGTGGCTTGTAATTCTGCAACTTTTGCCGCTGCTGCGGTTGCTTCTGCCTTAGCTGCCGCTGCATCGGCTTCTGCCTTAGCAATAAGAGCGTTAGTCGTTGAACCGCCAAGACCGCCTGTAGTTGTTGCGCCTGTAGAACCTGTTGCGCCCACAGAACCCATAGAACCTAAAGCACTAAGAGCAGCGTTAGCCGCTGCCTGTGCTGCTCCGAAGGCAGAGTTCCATTCCGAAAGATTAGGGCGGATGACTGTGGTTGCTACTGTGTTAGCAAAAGATGACCATTCGGTTCCTCTTGCTGTAATTGATGTCCCAACGCCATTGATCGAAGCCGTTAAAGCATTGATTGAAGCTGTAAGGGGATCTACCTTCCACATACTAAAAGGATCTTTAAGTTCTAGAGTCTTCACAGCAGTCAAAAGATCTGATAATTCTTTAGTCTTTTTTTGTGCAGCTTCTAAAGCCTTTTGATATTTGTCAACATCAGTTATGTTCTCATCAAGGATTGCCTTCATAAGCTTTAGGCGGATGGCATCTTCTTCTGAGAGTTTACCCTTAAGGGCTGCTTCAATCTGGATCTTTTGTAAGTCAAAGACTGCTCTAGCCTTAGCAAGCTTGAGGCTTTCCTTATTAATCTTAAGGGTGTCTTTTGCTACTTTTGTCTGTGCGGTTTGAGTAGGAAACTGTCGAGTTAAATCGGATGGAGGTCCTTGTGGGAATCCGCCAGCAGAACCTGCACGAGAATTTGAGCCTATCTTTTCTAATAGTCGCAAATAAGAAATATCGTATAGAACACTAAAGTCAGGCATGCCCGGAAGTTGCTTTAGCTTGTTGATCAAAACACCAACGCCGCGAATAATATCGCCTGTTCGTTGCGCTACTCGTTCCATTGATGCTGCTAGGTCATCGACAGAATTTTCATCTCCCAATCCTTTGAGAGCATCGATCAAGCTTGTACCAATAATTTCAGAAACATTGGCAGAGGCAACACCTAACTTATCCATTGAACCTTGGAAAGTGTTAGCCGCTGCTGTGGCTGAACCCTTGAAAGTATCTTGTAACTCTGTGGTGATTTCGTAGAATGACTTAGCCTTAAGATCTGCTTTTGAGATACCTACGCCTAAACGACTAAGTGCTGTGTTATTGCCGAGGTACGCACGACTTAACGCTGTTGTGACAGAGCCTAAGTCCTTGCCTGTTGCCGCACTAATGTCTAAGGAAAGATTAAGAAGTCTCTGTGCTTCTGATGTGTCGCGTGTAGCGATAGCCAATGACTGATAGGCAGGGCGTAGAAGATCATCAACTATGCCGTACTCACTTTGTAAGCGTTGGATGAGTGCTTCTGATGTAGCAGCATCGCGCTCTAGTCCTACATTCTTTAAGGCTAAGGCTAACTGTTGCTGTGCTTTTTGATCTGCGGCTGCTGCCTTTACAGAAGCTTTGCCATAAGCAAGGACGGCTGTAGTGCTAAATGCAAGACCAAAAGCCCCAGCTAATCTTTTAACATTCTTGCTAAGTTTATCTGTGGCCTTATCGGCTTGGTTAAAGGCTTTTTTACCTGTGAACTCTGAGGCAATATCAATCAATACATTAGCCATAAGTTACACCTTTGCTCTCGCGTTGAGTTTGTCTGATGCGCCTTTAATTGCTTTGAGGACTGCATCTCTAGCCTTGCCATTGTTTTCTTCGTATGCTCTAAACAATGCGCGACCTTCCATCTTCGCATCGCCCTTCATCTGTGAACTGTACTTGCCAGTCTGATTCTGTACGAAGCGACTCTGTGGAGTCTTACGCCCCATAGTTTCGTAAATTGCTCCAGCGGCACTTTTGTTAAATACGCGAGCCAATGATCTAAAGCCTCTGCGATTTGGCTTTGATGGTGTTGTCTTATAGCCAATGCCTTGCTTGACTATGCGAGCATTGTAAGAAGGAAAACGAGCGGTCGAACCTTCGCGGGTTAGCCAGCCACTTAAGACTTGTCCGTCATCTGGAAGATAACCTTTAGCGGATCTAGTAATCGGCTTTAGTGCTGCGCCAATTTCTTTAGGCAATGCCTTGGCTAGATCTGGGCTAAATTTACGAAGTGCTCTGCGAAGTTCAACGCCGCCCTTTACGCTTGCTGGCATCGATGGACTCCTTCGCTTCGTCTGTAAGACCTTGGAATAATGCATCTAGCATTACTCGATCTAGCTCTAATAATTGCTGTGGCGCGATCCCTAACCTAATGCTTAGCCTAGCAATTAGGTAGGTGAACGGAAGATCGCGCTTTAAGCTAAAGGGTCTGAGTCCTCCACAGTTACGCTCTTTAGCGTTTCTATGAAGTCGATCCCGAAAGGCTTGACAGTTTCACCTGATCTGCGTGTTACTTCCCATGCTAACCAATAGACATCGCTCTGCTTTTCTTCATCGCGAAACGCCTTATGGAAGCCCTTTTTAGCGTATTGCTCAAACGAATACTCCACTGCTGGAGTAATCTCGCCTTCTAATACGCTTCCATCTGTACGAACTATCTTTAGTCTTGCCATGGTTTGCCCCTTTGTTTAGTTGTTTAGAATGTGCCTGTTGTAGCTACTGCAACTGTTGAGTTAGCAGTAAATGTGATTGACTGTGTGCCAATATCGCCAACAGCACCGTTAATGTCTGTTGTGTTATTGACTAGCAATGAGACTGTGTACAGAGGGTTAGTCGCTGAGACTGCTGTTCCCTTTGTCTGTAGGAATACACATGTGACTGTTGTTCCCCATGCTGCCTGTAGTGTTGCCAATACATTTGCTGATGCTGTGTCATTTAGGAAGTCGATAGTTACAGTTGATGACTCTAGACCCTTAACAAACTTATGAGAGTTATCTCCCATAGCCGTTACTTCTAGCTCATCGAATACGCGGTTGATTGTTACTGCTGTTACATGGTCTGAAAGATCGACAGTGTTAATCTTCACACCTACATTGTTATTTAGAAATACAGCCATGAGATTATTCCTCGTCCTTCTTAGTAGTTGCTGGCTTTGATACTGCTGGTGCTACCTGCCCGATCTTGATCAGGAAGGCTTCGTTTTCTTTTTCCCACTCGGACATTTTAACTCCAACTCGTAAGGATTGATACGGACATCTCGCAGCTTAAAAGGTCTCCCGATGCAGCGTTGAGAATACTTGGTGCGCTGATTGCGCTTACATTATAGACGAGAGATGATGCTGCGAGCTTAGCGAACACGCCACAAACAGTATCTTCAATCCCGTTCAGGTTGCCTTCATTGTCGAACAGAGGCACAGTCATAATTATCTTAAAGTTAGCCATTGGACTAATGCCAATGTGTTGATTATTTGTTGGTGTCAGATAAGGATCATCTGGAGACACAATCACAGAGTTAGCCAAGACTGTTGCTGGTGGAAAGGCAAAGGTCTGCCACTTAGCGTTATCGACTAGGGCGGTGGCTAATGTGGTGCGAAGGGTAGTGATGGCAACGGGCATTATCCCACCATCGAACGCGGATCAAGTGCGTGAGCGATCAATCCTCGCACCTTAGCGAGAAGCTGTGCGCTCATTCGGTAAGGGCTTGGCTGGAAATCGACTGCGTTACTGCCT